AGAAAACAGAGTTAAAGCAGCTGTAAGATTTGTACCGGGAGGTTATTAGTATGCCGTATGCTAAAGGTAAACATGCATATGGTATATGTGATAGAACAGGCTTTAGATATCCTTTAAAAGATTTAAGAAATCAAATAAAAGATAAAAAAAGAACAGGATTGTTAGTAGGTAAAGACGTATTAGATAAAGATCAACCACAACTACAATTAGGTAGATTAAGGTTAAATGATCCACAGGCTCTTAAGAACCCTAGACCACAAACAGACTTAGAGGCTAGTAGAGGGTTATCTGGTTTCAATCCTATAGGTGGATGGAATTCAGCATTTGGTGATTCTAGTCTTAGTAATATGGTGTTAAAAGGTCAACTAGGTAATTTAAAAATAACTACAAGCTAATGTCATTTACATTTACAACATTAAAAAACGCTATACAAGATTATACTGAAAATACAGAGACCACATTTGTAAATAATCTTTCTACTATAATAGTTCAAGCAGAGAATAGAATTAATGGCGCAGTAGAATTACCTAACTATAGAAAGAATCAAACAGCAACTGCTACTATAAACAATCAATATCTTGGAGTGCCTGACGATTTTTTGTATCCATATTCATTAGCGGTAGTAGATTCAGATGGTAACTATAATTTTTTAATAAATAAAGATGTTAATTTTATAAGAGAAGCATATCCAAAAGCTTCTGCTAATACTGGATTGCCAGAATACTATGCTCAGTTTGATGATGATTTTTATATATTAGGTCCAACACCTGATGCTAATTACACAGTAGAGTTACATTATTTTTATTTACCACAATCTATAACAGCTTCATCAGATGGAACAAGTTGGTTAGGAACAAATGCTCCTGACGTTTTATTATTTGGTTCTTTAGTAGAAGCATACATATTTATGAAAGGTGAGCCTGATATAGTGCAACTTTACGAAACTAGATTTAAAGATGCATTAGATAAATTAGTTATAGAAAATGATGGACGTAATAGGAAAGATGCTTACAGAAGCGGACAAAGAAGAATAGTAGAACAATAATGTTAAAAGAAAGAATACTAGATTTAGAAGGCAAACATATAGCTATTGTAGCTATGGGAATGAGTCAAATAGATTTTCATCTATCACAGTTACATAGTAAGAAGTTTGACGAAGTTTGGGTAATTAATGCGATGATAGGGGTAGTAAAAAAAGCAGATAGAGCATTTATACTTGATCCTATGTCACGTTTTTTTGATACAGACGAAGCAGCATCTATGACTCAAATGATGAGAGAAGAGTTACCTAAAATAGATTATCCAATATATTCTTGTGAACTAGATGCAAGAGTGCCGGCAGTAGAAGAGTATCCTATTAAAAGTGTAATAGAAGATACATCATGTGCTTACCTTAATAATACAGTAGCTTATGCTATAGCTTTTGCTTACTGGAATAATGTTGGTTCTATTAGTATGTTTGGAACAGATTTTACTTATAACAATAACGCACACTTTGCAGAAATGGGCAGAGCATGTTGCGAATATTGGCTAGGCAAATGCATGGAAAATAATGTTGATGTATCCGTAGCTGTTAGATCAAATCTATTAGATGCTAACGTAGATATGAAAGATAAACTATATGGGTATCATCGTTTAAACGATCCAATAGTATCTTATTTAAAAGATGGTGAACTATCAGTATGTAATTATTCAGAGATCATACAAGAAAAAATGATACCACATGGAATCATAGGAAGAGAAAATCCTAAAGAGTGGGTTATAGATGAAAGATCAAATGGAAGTACACCACCAGAACCTTTAGTACCATAATGCAAACAGATAAATTTGAAATATCAATAGGTAATCTTGGTGTAAAAACTACAGATTATAGAGGACACACAGTAGAAGAAGTTGCTGATATGGCAACTGATAGATTAGTTTCGATAAGTGATACAGCACCTGATACTATAAAAGCGCAAGCCCATATATTTAAAGATGCTGCACGACAGGTAATTACACACTATATGCATGAGGCAATAAAAAACCACATATGTACAGTATGTAATCAATTAGAACAGCAAGGACAAAAAGACCTTGCCAATATAATAAGGAGGCTGTAATGGCTATTACACAAGCAATGTGTACTTCTTTCAAAAAAGAATTATTGGAAGGTGTACATAATTTTAAAAACTCAGGCGGTGATACATTCAGATTAGCACTCTATACGAGTTCAGCTACTATGAGTGCTGCAACAACTGCATATACAACTTCACAAGAAGCTAGTGGTACTAACTATACTGCTAAAGGAAATGCACTTACACGTGTAGACCCTACAACTTCAGGCACAACTGCATTTACAGACTTTGCTGATTTAACTTTTGGAACTGCTACTATAACTGCTAGAGGGTGTATGATATTTAATGACTCTGCATCAGGCGATCCAGCGGTTGCAGTTTTTGATTTTGGTGGAGATAAAACTTCTACGGCAGGATCATTTACTATAACTTTTCCAACTGCTGATGCATCAAACGCTATAATTAGAATAGCTTAGTAGCCTATGGCTAATGTTACCGGTTGGGGTAGAGGTGCTTGGGGATCAGGTGCTTGGAGTGAAGAAGACCCTATTGCAATAACAGGTCTTGCTGGAACTTCAGCATTAGGCTCTCTTACTATAACAGGTAATGCTAATGTAGCAGAAACAGGAGTTTCAGCTACAGGTGCGGTTGGTAGTGAAACTGTAACAGGTGATGCTAATGTAGCAGAAACAGGTGTAGTAGGTACAACAGCACTAGGAACAGAAACAGTAAGTGGTGATGCTAATGTAACTGAAACTGGTATAGCAGGTACGTCTGCTTTAGGTAATGTTACAGCTGCTGGTATTGCTATAACTGGTGTAACGGGAACTGCGTCTACTATTGCAGTAGGTGATGAAACAGTAACATGTGATGCAAATATGTTCCCAACAAATGTTGCAGCAACAGGAGCAATATCAAGTCCTACTATATTTACCGAAAATATAATACCAATAACAGGTGTAGAAGGTATTACTACAGCAGGTAATCTAAGTGTTTCAGGTTTATCAAATGCATCTGTAACAGGTTTAAACGCTACAGGAGAGTTGGGATTTGTAAGTGTATGGGGAGAAATAATACCCGGAGTTACAACGTCATGGTCTGATGTAGATGAATCTGTTACTACAACTTGGTCTGATATAGATGAATCTGTAACTACAACATGGAGTGACGTAGCATAATAAATAGTTTAATATTAGTTTAGAGGGAAAAAAATGGCAACTTATGTAAATGATTTAAGACTAAAAGAGATAACAACTGGTGATGAGTCCGGAACATGGGGCGCATCAACAAATACAAATCTTGAGTTAATAGCTGAAGCATTTAGTTATGGCACAGAAGCATCTTTTGGTTCAGATGCAGATGCTACAACAACTATAGCCGATGGTTCTACAGACCCTGCAAGAAGTTTATATTTAAAAGTAACATCTTCAGGTGACTTAACAGCTACTAGAACTCTTACTATTGCACCAAATACAGTATCTAAGGTATGGATTATAGAAAATGCTACTTCTGGTTCACAATCTATAACTATTAAACAGGGAACTGGTGCAACTGTAACTATACCTACTGGTAAAACTAAAATGATTTACTCAGATGGTGCTGGTTCTGGTGGTGCTATGGTAGATGCATTAGCATCTATTAATATAGAAACAAGCGGTATTTTAGAAACATCAGCATCTATACAAACACCTTTAATAGAATTTACAGATGGTGATGATGCTATAACTATAGCTGATGGAGGAATCTGCACTTTCCCAGCAAATACTGTTTTTTCTGGTGATTTAGATATAGCAGGTTCAATAGACGTAGATGGAACTACAAACCTTGATGTTGTGGACATTGATGGTGTTGTAGATATGAGCGGCAGCCTTACGATGAGTGGTAGTGCTCTTATTAGAACAACTGATGGTACAGAATCACTTCCCGGAATAAGAATTGGTGTTGATAACGACACTGGACTTTATCGTCCACTCGCAAATACAATTGGTTTTACCACAGTAGGAACAGAACGCTTCCGAATAGCAGCAGATGGTGCTATATCCACCCTTACCGCTGGAACATCTAACGTCCGCTTTGGTGTCAACGCTGGTAACAGTATTGCATCTGGCGGTAATTACAACGTGGTTGTAGGAGACGAAGCTGGTACAGCAATAACTACTGGTGATAAAAACGTGGCTATTGGGTTTGAGGCTCTTGCAACCGAAGATACAGGTAAAAGTTCTGTTGCTGTAGGCTATCAAGCACTAAAGACTCTTAACAATGATGCAGAAAATCACAATACAGCCATAGGTTCTCTTGCTGGAACAGCAATGACCACAGGAACAAGCAACACTCTTATAGGCAGTGCAGCTGGGGATGCTCTTACATCAGGAAATAACAACACTGTTCTAGGTTACGCAGCTTTATCTGCTGACACATTAGGAGATCGATCTGTAGCAATCGGCAGACATGCCTTAACTGCTCAAAATCACACAACCTCTACAGACGCATACAACGTAGCGGTTGGCTATAACTCAGGTGTTGCGATGACTACGGGCATACAAAATATAATTATAGGCGGTAATGCTGGTGACGCACTAACTGATGCAGACCAAAATGTTGTTGTAGGATATAGAGCATTAACTACCGATACACTAGGCAGTAAGACAGTTGCTATAGGAGATCAAGCACTTGAAAATCAAAACTTTACTACAGCTACAGACACCTATAATACAGCGGTTGGTGCTAGTGCGGGGAATCAAGTAACTACAGGTATTCAAAACACTTTAATAGGAGGGCTTGCTGGTGATGCACTTGTTGACGCACATTTCAATACAGCTGTGGGCTATCAATCACTATCAACAGATACAGAAGGTAATTACAGTACCGCTGTAGGTTATCGTGCTTTAGCAACACAAAACTCTGCAACTAGCACAAATGCTTATAACGTGGGGGTAGGTGCTGATGCTGGTTTATCAATAACTACAGGTGTTCAAAATGTTTTTATTGGCGCACAAGCTGGTGATGCAGTAACAGTTTCAAGTAACAATGTGGCGGTGGGTAATACAGCTTTAACAGCTGACACATTAGGTGGAAGATCAGTAGCAGTCGGATCAGCTGCATTAGAAGCGCAAAACCATACTACATCTACAAGTACTTACAACATAGGGGTTGGTTTTACAGCTGGTCAATCAATCACCACAGGTATTCAAAACACTATTATTGGTGGTTTAGCTGGAGATGCGTTAACAGATGCTGACTATAATGTGGCAGTTGGTACATCGGCTTTAGGCGCAGACACATTAGGTAGTCGAGCAGTTGCTATTGGTAGAAATGCTTTACAGGCTCAAAACTTTACTACTGCAACAAATAATTACAACGTAGGGGTTGGCTTTGCTGCTGGAACAGCAATAACTACAGGTACTTTAAATACTTTAGTAGGAGGGCTTGCTGGAGACGCTTTAACCACTGGAAACAACAATGTCGCTTTTGGGTACGAGGCTTTATCTGCTGACACATTAGGCGATAGAAATGTTGCCATAGGAACACAAGCATTAAAAACACAAAACTTTACTACAACAACAGACTCATACAACGTAGCGGTAGGCTTTACAGCTGGTGCATCAATAACTACAGGAATAGATAATGTACTCATAGGTGGACTAACTGGTGACGCATTAACGACTGGTAATGAAAACATAGCGATAGGCAGAAGTGCTTTAGGTTCAGAGACCAAAGGTAATTCTACAGTTGCTATTGGACATGGTGCTTTAGACGCTCAAAATTTTACTACGGCAACAGATACTTATAACGTAGCCGTTGGTAGAAGTGCTGGCGGAGCAGTAACCACAGGTACTTTAAACACTTTAATAGGAGGGCTTGCTGGCGATCAAATTACAAGTGGTAATTCTAATGTTGCTGTCGGCTACGCTACTTTAAGTGAAGACACTAAAGGAGACAGAAATGTTGCT